TATCAGAAGGCAACTTTCGGAAGAGAAGAACATATTCCGGGCAACCGATACCCATCTTTGAACCGTCCTTGCACATCTCCGTATATCCAAGCCGATAAGTCTGGTTGTTCTCCCTTACCACATCCGTATCCACCGTGATGCGCCCCATGTAGCGGAAACCGTGTTTCATGTAGTGGAATACAGTCATTTCACTGAACGGGTCGATAGTGGGCATACCGTCACCCGTAGCGTTGCCGAACAGTACACGGTCTTTCACATGGATGCAAGCTAACCTACCGGGTTTAAGAATACGCATAAGCTCCGGTGTAAGATAATCCATCTGCTCGAAGAACTTGCCGTTGTCCTCATTATGCCCGAAGTCGTTATAGGTCGGAGTGTACTCATAGTGGTTGGAGAACGGGATGCTGGTTACAATCAAGTCCACCGAATTACTTTCCATAGTCTGGCATTCAAGAACATTGTCATTATTGATTGCCCTCCACAGTTTGCCGGACTTTTCTTCCCTGCTGGCAAACATCCACCGCATCATCTTCTCCTCTGCCTGCAAGCCGAACAAACCGTTCTCGCGGACTATATCGGTCATCTTGGCTACCATCTCGCGGTGTTGCGCCCACTTCTGCATGAAGCTCTTGTATATCTCTCCCTCACTTTCCGCATAGACCAGATAAAGGTCAACCGGATGCTGCTGCATGAAACGGTAGATACGGGCTATCGCCTGGAACTTGTCGTTAAAACGGTAGTCAATGAACATGATTGCCTTATGGCAGTGGTACTGGAAGTTCAAACCTTCACCAAGCATCTCCGGTTTGGCGGCCAAATATTTCAGACGGCCGTCTTTGAAATCCGCTATCACCTTGTCCGCTTCATCATCATCCTGCGAGCCGTACACAGCCTTACATCCGGGTATGGCATCACACAAAGCCTTCCGTTCATTCTCCAGGTCATGCCATAAAAGGAAATGGGCGTCTTTGTTTTCAGGACGGTTAATGATTTCCACCACACGGACAATCTTTTCCTGCATGTTGTCCCGACGTTCTTTCGCTGCGTCGGCAAGTCCGAGAGCAGCCTCACGGAACATCTTCACTTGTCCGTCACGGTCAGTTCCGGCTGTGGAGTTATCAACACTAACCACTTCTTCATGTACACGCAGTTCCGGCAATTCATATCCGATATCGGGATAACCGAGGTCGGACGGTTTAGTGAGGAACAACGCCCATGTACTTACCCACAACCAGAACTCCTTCTCCTTGTGCGGATAAAGGGTAAGGTTGTTCGCCTTCGTGCTGTCACGCTGAAAGAAACGGGTAAGCGCCTGCCCGGTATCCATCACACCGAGATAACCGGCATAATGTATCAGCTCCTTGTATCTGTTGGGCGATGGCGTGGCGGTGGCGACAAAGCGGTAGGGAACATCCGCAAACAAGGGAAGGAACTCCTGGTAGGTCTTGGTACCGAAACCACGTAATACGCTCGCTTCATCCAATGATGTTGCGGTGAAGGAGGAAGGTTCTATTCTTACACCATCTTCACCGTCGCGCACACGCTCGTAGTTCGTAACCATGATGTCAGTCGGGCATATCATCACATCAGCCATAGTTCGTACATAGGTCACTTTCATGTGCAGATGTTGTTCCGCTTGTGTAAGGAACTCAACCACTACACGTTTAGGACAAACTATCAGCCCTTTGCCGCCTTTGTGTTTCAGGACTACCCGAAGTATCTCCAACTGAGTAACGGTTTTCTGCATACCGAAACTGGAGAATATCGCACGGCAACCACCGGACACCGCCCAGCGAACAGTATCTTTCACATGGGGATATAACGACGGTGTCAGTTCATCCGGATTGACCTCGAACCCGGTCTGACGGCTGATGGCCATCTTGTCTTTTAAAAATTCTATATATTCTTTCATTAAGCTACTTCTTTTAATTTCTTCAATCTTAAATCTCTAAGTTTTGCACAAAGTGCTTCGGCATTCTTCTTTGCCTGTGTAACCTCTACCGCATTTCCGATAAACTTCTTCTGGTCAGCTTGTGTACCAACTAACACATAATCTTCCGGAAAGCCCATGATACGTTTTAGTTCAGGAATGCGAAGCATCCGCATTTTAATATCCACTATGCCATACAGTGCCATGAACTCCTTTATCTTCACGGTCATAGGACTATCATTGTCGTAGATTTCAATCGCTATCTGACCGCTTTCTGTTGCTACCAGATAGGGCGGCATCTTATCCATTCGTGCTATCAGGGTGAAGCAGGGGTTATCAACGGAGCCGCCAGCACTGTTGAACTGTGGATTCATCAGATAATGCCATTTCCGGTTTGCGGTTATTGTCTGTGCCGGTTCCTCTATGTTGCTACCAATATTTGAGAAAGAAGTATTCATAATCCAAGGCTTGCATGTTATAAGTTTTTGCTTGGGATTGGTTAAAATTGCCGGACAAATATTGTCAATACTTGTATGTTGTCCTCCGCCGGAATACTCATTGGCGATAAACCTTGGAGTTACTAATGATAATCTGTCTTTTGTTGTAACTGTCGCAGACGGCTCGTTTACCGAACGATTAAAGCCGTTCCCATAGTGCGCTGATACGAAGGCATGATGGTCCCTGCATGTGATTGTTCCGGCAGGCTCTTCCACTGATACATTCTTGCTTTCGGGATGTCCGCTGAATTGTTTGGAAAGAAAGCAAACTTGCGCTACTCCAAGTCTGTTTTGTGTTGTTACCACCGGACATGGTTCGTCAATCCCAGGAGCGTTATATTTCCCCGTACGGTTCATAGAATTATACTTCACGAGGAAGGCATCCTTTCCTCCGGCTACAAACTTGATAAGTCCGTTATAGATACGCTCAAGCGTTTTCTCTGCAAGAGGCTTTTCCCTGAAGATGGTAGTTCCTTCATCAGAGAAATCAAGTACATCCTTTACCGGCTTCCACTTCTCCAGCCGCGAAAACATATCTTGCCTACCACCCTTACAGTGGGTCGGTTCAGGGAATACTATCGGCAAACTCTTTTTAGCAAAGATGCCGAAGAAGCGTTTCCTTGTGGTGTAGGCACCAAAGTCGGCAGCGTTCAGGATGCGGTGCTCAAAGTTGTAACCGTACTTCTTGACATTGCGCACCCACTTCTGATAAAGCCTGCCTTTGTCCATGCTGATAGGCTTCCCTTTTTCGTCCATATCTCCCCAGCTCATAAACTCTTCCACATTCTCAATCTGAATGTAGTCAGGATCTATAACATCAATATAACGGAAGAGATGTTCTGCCAGCGTCCGGCTATCAGCATCTCTCGGTTGACCGCCTTTAGCTTTCGAGAAGTTGGTACACTCCAAAGAAGCATGAAGCATTATCATCGAATCAGGATATAATTCACGGATACGTTCAACAATAGTATTTATCGGTGAAAGCTCCAGTGTACGAATATCCTCAATGAAATGAAGTGCATCAGGAATGTTGGCATCATGTGAAAGGATAGCATTCTTATCGTGATTCACACAGCAAACTACTTTTGCACATCTATTGCCATTTAAACGGGCTTCTTCCACGCCTTCCGACAAACCACCGGCCCCACAGAATAGGTCTATGACAAATAATTCAATGTCGGACAACCCTTCTAAGCTACATAATATCTCTTTCAATGATTTCATAACTCAATCAATCTCCTTCGGTTTCCAGTCATTAGGAACTTTTGCCCATTCTCTGAAGCTACCATTGGCTACGGCGGCGTCAATTAGTTGTTTTCTTGGTTTCATAATCGTGTGTCTTTTTTCATCAGTTACAAGTAAGTCCTTAAACAATAGTCCGCTATCCAGTAGCAGACAAAATAAAAAGCGGCATACGCTGTCAGGATTGACAGAATAGTCGCTATCAGTTTTATATCTTTCATCTTCGGCTTTCCCCCTCGATTTTTATCACATTAAACATCTCTTTCACCCGGTCGGCTATATAGGCTCCATACCGTTGGGAAAACTCCTTGTCCGGGTCCAGATTGGTAGTCATGTGGGTGTAGAAACAATATCTCTGCTCATAGCGCAGTTGCAAGACGGTCTGAATGGCATTGATGCCCGTACCAAAGTGTTTGGCATCCATAGGTTCCCGTCCCACCTCGTCAATGGCAAGATTGTGCATACATGATCTGTCTGTGTATTGGTTTAACCCGACAATTCCTTTCTCGGCAAACAGCAAGACAATCTCGGCAGCACTGGTGAACTGAAAGGTCAATCCAGCATCCGCGCCGCCAATACAATAGCGGGCGATTTTTGCCGCATAGTTCTGTAGCCCTTTCAGCAAAGTGGACTTGCCAACTCCGATAGAGCCGTGTAATAATAATCCCTTGCTTACATCCAATACTCCGGGAATCCCCCAAACCCATTGATAAAGGGCTTTCAATAATTGGCGATTACTATCATCAACCATAAAGACTGGCGAGATTGTTTTCATAGATGCAACGAGTTGATTACGCCAATATATGTCAGCCTGTACCCTGCTCCATTGCTTCTGATTAGCCTTATTTACCGAAGATGATTGATTGGATGCCGGCGGAGCTTTCGTCCGGCTTTGCATCTGTTTTCCGATTGCTTCCATTGTATTTTAAATTTAGCCATTCTTGATAATCTCTCTCCGTTCCAGTAAACACCACACCTGTCCAACCAGATTCTATCGCTCTCTCAACCTGCCTGATAGCAAATTCTTCTTCAAAATTGGAAAGTTTATCAAGTGAAAGTTGCAAAGCGTAATTAAGTTTCTTTTTCCATTTCGGTGTCTGACGAAGCGTTTCCCAAGCGGACATGAATGCTATTGAAGAAAACGGATAGACCAGAGGTTTTTCATCCTTTATCTCCTTTCGGGATTTTTTCTTTGGAAGTGGGGAGCTCTCGTGCGTATGCGCGAGACTATCCTCTTGTTTTATGTTTATATTATCTATAATATGTGGAATTTGACTTTCATCCGCAAAATTTACGGATGATATTGCGAATGATGTTATTTTATCATTCGCAAATTTTGCGGATGATGTTGAAGATGATATTGAGGAGGTGTCTATATTACTACTAACGTTTTCACCCGCAATATCATCCGAAGTTTCATCCGCATTTTTTGAGGATGATATTGCGGGAGATATTGAGGACGATATAACATCATCATCTATGCTTTTGACAAATGAATAATAGCATCCTATACGTCTATCCTTGCTGGTTTTATAGTATATGAGCTGAGCGCCAGCAAGACTTTCCCTTGATTTACGCAAAGTATTATCAGATATATCCAAATTAGCACAAAGCAGGCTACTACGGATGAAAAACACTTCTTTCCACTTCATATCATTACAGATAGCAACAAGTTCGTGATAAAGAGCCTGAGAAGCTGTAGAAAGATAAGTGTCACCCCGAACCTTACGGAGTTTGGAAATCAATTGATAGCTGTTCATAAATGAAAATATCTGTTTGCCGCACATTCATCAAAAGACTTCACACGCTCAATAAGATGTTTCTGTCTTTGTCTGAAGGCTAAATTATTATCATACTTATTATGACATTCCCTGCATAATCCAACGACATTTAAGGGATTGGTATAGTGTTCCGGGTACATACTCTTAGGAACAAGATGTGCAGCGTCCGACATCGGTCTACCACAAATTGCACAACATGGAGGTAAGTTCTTCTTTATTGCAGCAACCTCTCTATTCAACTGTGCTTGTTTCCTGCTTATCTGTCTCATGGTCAAATAAATTAGTATTACGGTGTTTTTGAATCAATCTTTCAACACGGTCTATTTCACTATCAATAAATTTTTCTTGTTTTTTTGCTGGTACGTAAAGTACCAGAGGAACGAATACAAAAATATTTCTTTTGCAAACGACGAAGTTTTACGACCTCATCATAAAATTGTTTTGCATTCATACAATGACAAGTTGTTGATTTAGAATTAAAAGCCTCGAAGCGCATTCTACGGGATATTACATATAATTCTCATGCAGTTCAGTAGCACTGCTCACTTGATAGCATCGGGAACACTATCCGCATACGCATTACAGAAATAACCATTTGCAACCGAACACTTTCATGTCCCCTTTCCAACACAAGTTTGTGGGAACAGGTGGATTCGAACCACCGACTACCGTTTGTGGTGCTCTCCCGTTAAGCTAAGAGTATATCTTGAGAGACTCGAACTCTCAACCTTCCACCACACACGGCGCTCTATCCGCTGAGCTACATTCCCTCATTTACCCGCCATATCTTCACAGACCGGGCAGGCAGGTTAACAAAGTTATCTTTCATGAACCTTCGCATGGCACTCTTCACAAAGAGTTACCAAACAACCCAAATGTTCCAATTCATGTCCGACAATAGACATACCGCCTATCTGGTAGGTTTTATGATGAATCTCCAGATTATAGGTCTTGCCACACATCCGGCAACAGTGTCCGTCACGAACACGAACCTTACGTTTTACTTCTTCCCAATAGGGGTTATTCTTCAAACTCGTCTGATACTTCGACGGCCTTCCTTTCTTGTACTTCAGTCTCGTCATAGTTCTCCTCTTTTCTCCATGGACTTTCTTCAATCGAAACTCTGTGCCACTCATGGCGTTGTATAGGAATTATCTCACCGTTATTTTCATCGAGGAAATCCTCAATCCAATGTTCTAACCATACATCCTGACCTTCCTCTTCCCAAACCTCTACAACTTCCTCGCCTTTACCAAATTTGCGAAGATTCTTACGGGTATCCTTAACCTCAATATCCGGTAATTCATACCCAAGGGATTTAAATGCTTCCTGGTTCATTTCACCCGAATTGAACAGGTCATTATATTCATGCTTAGGAATCTCTTGCACCAAAGCCAAACGAAAAGCTTCATTCACCCATGAATAATACAAATAATACCCCATTACTGGAATGCGGAAGGTATCAATCATCTTCAAAGGATAATCCTTGAGACCTTTTTTAGCCAAATTAACCAAGTCTTTGAATTGGGTGTTTAAAGCCGAAATCTTTGCTTCAAAATCTTTCTTCTCTGCATTGAATTTTGCCTTCAGACTTTCAAACTGGCTTTCAAGTTCCGGTATTTGTTCCTCGGCTATTTCACCATAATTGGCACGAATAATGGATATTTCATACTCATCCATCACCCGGTTAGCAATTACATCCTTTTCTTGGATGGTTACAAAATGTTCCGAAAGTTTTTTCTTCACATCATCCATGCAAATGCAATCAGGAAAAATCACTTCGGGGAATTTTACTGTTGTCGGTAATTTGAATATTATTTCATCCGGCAAATAATCTTTTAAATCTGTCATTTCTTATTGTTTATTCGTTTAATCATTTTCTTGCAACGCCTGCATAAATCTTGAGCGGGGGAAGTCTTAGGCGCATACTTCTCTATTCTTTCAGAACATTGCCTAAGAAGACGCTCTATCGTTTGAATATCGGTTTTGCACAGTTCCATTCATTCAAAATCATCAATGGCCACCGGATGAAGCAGTTTATGGCTCCATTCAGGAAGCTGCATGTCGATAATACCACGGGCACCTTCTTCTGCCTTGGCATCATAGCCGGGAAACCATTTCTTTTCAAAGCAATCTTTAACAATCGAAAGAGCGTAGTGATACTTATATTTCCCATTTGCCAAATCATCGGGAGACCAGAAGAGAACGGCTACATCATAAGGCTCTACCGTCTGCAACATAATCATTATAGTTACATTGAATTTTCGCCCGGTAATACTGCTCATTACTTCCTGATACATACCTTCTGAGAGCTCGTACTTGAGTTTGGCACAATCGTAGTAGAACTTACCAAGGTCATCGGCACGTGTGGTCTTAAAAGAGATTACGGCATTCACACCGATATTCTCTTCTATATTGAAATAATCCGGTCGAACCCTTACATCAAGTTGGGTTTCCTTGTCTCGTCCATAAAAAGAAACTTCCGAACAAGCACCTTTTAAAAGCTGCTGTATGATACCACCACCATACCAGTAGTAGTTCCTTTTCAGAGCATTAATAATCATGCTCATTTCTTCGCTGATGAAAGAATACCCCAAATCAATGCAGGTTTGTCTCAATCTATCCCGGTATTCTTTTAAAACATTGAAATTCCAATTAACGGAAGGAATATCATCTTCAACCTCTTTCACATAGCCTGCTTCTTTCGCTAATAGTTCATTATAATACCGAATCATAGCTAACACCCCTTCTTTGGACGCCTGATTACAATTAGGCTCTACTTTTACAAGTTCAAATAGACGTGGTTCCAGAAATGCCATGTGGGCAAAGGTTCCTAATTGAAAGTGAGGCTTCTCTTTCTCCTCAAAAACCCGTTCCCAATCATAATAGAAAGAGCGCGGTGTTTTAAGAGCATTTTTCAAATTAGAGGAAGAAATATACTTACTTTGAAGATACATTTCCATAGGGTCACGTTTTACACTTCCATTAACACTCAATTCCATCAGGTCAATATTGACAGGAGGCTCATTACAGTTCAAGGCGATAAAATCCAAAACAGTTTCTTTGGTAGGATAATCTTCCGGATTATAGGCAGAGGGGTTAAGTTCTTCCCCCTCTGAAAAATCATCAATATTAAAATCCTCCATCATCCGGCAACAGGTAGGTTAAGACGAAGAGGTCTTACAGACCAATTGTCAGACTGAAAATTATTGGTCTTATTCTTTTTCTTACCCATGTAGGTAATTTTAAGAGGCATACCACTTTTGAGAGAACCGTTTTCTAAATATTGTTCCAGAATACCAACCAACCTACGGGAACCGTTTGTCACTGTCTGAACAGTACCGTTTACTGTCTTTTCAAGAAATGTGGCACAATCCAAATCAATCAGTTCGTCCGGATTAGTTGCACTCAAGACCTTTTGTGGTTTGATTTCCACAAAAAACATTTTCTTGAACTCACCAGCATGTTCAGGCGTCCAGTAGTTGCCACACAAATCTATTGGCAACTCCTGCGCATCTTCCAAAGAAGGAAGTTCATTCTTACTTAAATCCGCTGTTTGGATTTCAAATGCAGAATCTCTTAATACTAAATCTTTCTCATTACTCATAATCGTAAAATTTAAAGGGTTAATTATTCTCTTTCTGTAGAATAGCATCTACATCACTTTTTCGGTACAATCTCTTACCTCCTATTTCCAACCTGCACAAATATCCAATTTTATGCCATCTCCATAAGGTTGACTTATCGGTATGTAGAATCTGACTTGCCTCTTTAATGGTCAAGTAGTCCTCTTCCGGTCTGATGAAAGAGTCCCTGATACCTCTCACTGTCTTTTTTACAAGATGTTCTGCGAACTCTTTCAAATCAGTGGACTTTATAGTCAAAGTAACATTGGCACCACTATTTAAAATATCCTCCATGTTCATTCTCTTACCCTTTCTATATGTTCAATTCTAAATCTTCGTAACCTCCTCATATCACCTTGTTCGTGGCAAAGCGACAGAGAAAATATACACAGTAAGCAACATGCGACGGACACACGGACTATAGGCGAAAAATCCATTGTGAGCCTCACACCGGCTATCCGTTCATAAAGCATGGTTGCCAATTCCCGACCATTCCTCACCTGCAAAACATCAAATGCCTTCTGTAATTGGTTGTTTACCGTTGAAACAGCCCTGCATTTAAGATTTGCAATTTCTTTCTTCTCATACCCTTGTGCGTACATTCGTGCTGTAATCTCGCATTCGGGTGTGAGCTCTGTAAATACTCTATCCATAATCGTGTGAGTTGATAATTAGTAGTTCCTTACTACATAGAACTTCCCTTTAGGAGCTCCTTCTTGCTGAATAGAATAAAGTACATCTTCCGGTTCTACAAGCCGATTGGCTCTCGCCAAACGATTCAAATCTTGAACCATACGGGACACTTTCACATAAAGAGATAAAGAAAAAGGTAGCTTATCGTTTTTCTTTATCAACTTCTCTTTGACTTTTTTTCTTTCTTCTGATTCTTTTGCCATAAGATTTAATTTTAAATTAATGATTCGTGGACAAGCCCGGACTCGAACCGGGATGAGATGTCTGCTTTCATGATGCGTCCAACATTACTTGCATACAGATTTTCACTGAACTCGCTCTGGTATTGAGTGCGTCTACCAATTCCGCCACTTATCCGAAATAAGAAAGGTGCACTATCTTCACAGACGGTACACCTAGTACAAACACAAAATAAAACACGACAAAACAGTCCATACTAACACTTTTTACGCAACTCCATACCGGTTATCACTGCGAGTATAACAGACAAAATAAACATTGTGGATGTCAATACAATCCCCGTCATGTACAGAGGACCATCCTTTATTATGGAATTGCATAACATCATTGTCATACACAGCAATACAAGCAATGAAAAAGAGAACATAATTATCTTCATAGCATTGTCATTGCAATCAGTTCATCACTGTAGAATTCTACAAAATCATGCTTCCCGAACTCTACCGTTATTCTATCTCCATTGATGGCGCAAATCGCCCCAATCCTGCTTTCCCATCCGGGATGCTTGCACTTAACCGGCATACCTATATATGGCATACGTGATTTATACATACTTTTTCCCATAATCGTGTGATTTTAAATTTTACCGCCCGTACAAGGATGAGGTAAAACGGTGCGCACTTCGCTTTGCCCGTGGCTTTTAGTACGGTAGTAGCACTGACCTTTGCTGCGGTTGTGTACCCTACCCGATTCTTGCTATCGGATGCCAGTCTTTAGCTGTCAATAGGGCTATATTGTCGATGTGCGTGTCGGTCGCCTAATCCGTCATTACTTACACCTCAAAGACTATGGTTACACATCTATTAATTGTTAAACATTGCACAACTCGCAAGCCCCAACTTGCTTATGTGCGTTCGTTATCTTTGGTTGGCAAAAACGGCTTATGAATTACACCGTAATTGCTTTCACAGACTTGCCAAAGAACCAATCAATAGTGCCCTACCCGATTCTCGCTATCGGTTGCCGTTCAATCCGTCAATAGGGCTGTCGTGCGTGATACAATCGTGTGATTAATCATCGTAAAAGAACTTCTCGCCCGGCTTTCTGAAAAGCCTATAACTTGCATACAAGCAGCCTAATACTATCAATGCCTCTATCATAATGCCATTCTATCAAGTTGAAACTCTATGTAATCAATCTCTTCTTGGATAACCTCTAAGGCTTCTTCTTTGGTATCGGTATTACAGAAAGCACAAGCCTCTGTGTCAGACATCTTATCAACTCTATCAAGGTCTATACAAGCCCTATCCAAAGCCTTCTCAAGCCCGTAGGCTTCTACACTGTCACATACTCTATAGTTTCTCATATCAGGCAATTTTTAAAAGGTTAGCTTTCTTAAAGCATCTGAACTCTTGGCGTTCAGTATCATAGTAAGTTTGAACGGTGTCGTTCTTCTTTCTGTTGTCAGTACCAGCAATGGCCGGCATCAGCTTTTCATTTAGTGTACCGTAGGCTTCTCTCACAGAACCGTCCACCTTTTGAAAGTAGAATTTCACAATCTTGCTTTTCATCTGCAATTTCAATTTCATGTTAGCCCAAGCAACTTTCAGTGCTTCACTCATTGAAAAACCGTTTCTCTTCACGAAAGACCATGCCAAACTCATGACCTCTTTCATTTGATTTTTAAAATTCGTGCTCATAGCCGTGTGATTTAATATGTTTATACTATTTTATCCTATCAATCTATTTTTTATCTTTGTTGCGTCAATGAATGATTGATGATGCAAATATACTATCTAAAAAGATACCATCAAAACAAGTAGTATCTTTTTGGATATCAACAAACATTATTTAACTATTAGAGCGGTTTATACCTTATTATAATATGAAGAAAGAAAATTGGGCTTTAGTATTGAGTGGAATTGCGATAGCGATAAGCATTATTGCATTATGTATTTCTTGCCCTCACAAGGCAGAGTTAGGATTTGACTATCAAGGCGTATTGGTTGGTGTTCTATCATTACTTGTTACAATTTTGATAGGATGGAATATATATACGATAATTGACATAAAAAACACAAGAGATAAGATTGATGAAATATCAACTGGAGCATCATTCATGGTACAAAAAAACATGGCTGTTTCTGAAAACACCAACTGGATGATATATCATTATTTATTATTAGGAAAAGACCCATTGGGATTAGAATACAGATTTTTATATCATGGAGTTGCATGCTTATTCCATACATCACAATTCTCTGATATAACGACTTGCAATGTGGTAGTAAAAGGATTACTTGAATGTATAGCAAATCCTAAATCTATAACTATAACAAAAAAAGGAAAGAATGACATTCTCAAGCTTTTATCTGGCGTGAAACACACCGACAAAATAGAAGGATTCCTTGAATTATTAAATAGGATCGCTTTAGTGAACGTGAAGTAACGAAGTGGTAATCCGTCATTGATGATTGTATTTGAGAATACAACTCCTTACCTTCATCGCTGTCTAAGAATTCTGTAGAAAAACCTTCGGGAATATTCTTTTCCATAATAATAAGTAAAGCGACCAACTCCAAAGTTGCGGTTTGAAGTGAAGTCGTCTATATAATCCCTTGCGGGAACAGTTAAACAATTTAGTTGGTATCATCCGCAACTTGATTCCAGCACAAATATAAGTATCTTTTATGATACCATCAAGAACTATGGAAACTATTAAAGATAGATTTTATGCGGTAATGGAAAAGCTTGGCTTAAATGACTATAAAGTGTATACTACCATTCCAAGCATCACAAAAAATATGATGTCAAAACTTAGAACTGGGGAAACAGGAGAAGTTTCTACTAAAATAATAGCTCCATTTTGTTCGTATTATGAGAATGCGAATCCAGAATACATTCTCACCGGAAGAGGAACACCACTAAAGGAAGAAAACGCCTTGAGCGAAACAATCAATATTCCTGCTTCAAACGGGATAGCTGTAACTTCCGAAAAGGAGTATAAAGAAGCTATGGAGAAAGGATTTCATCTTCTTCCAGAAGTAACTTTCAAGTTTGCCGCCGGTCAGGCAGAATTGATAAGCAAAACAGAAGATATTACCCGTTATTGGTATCTTCCCGATTGTAAAGATTGCGAAGGAGTTGCCCAAATTGTAGGAAATTCAATGACGCCTGCGCTTCCTGCCGGATGCTGGGTTGCACTCAAAAAATACACTCTTCCTCGTAATAATCCAAATGCAATTCCATTTGGGAATATTTTCGGAGTAGTTGTTGAAGATGAAATTACCGGAGATTATCACGGTCACATTAAAGTTATTCGCAGATATAAAGACCAAGAAGTATCTCGAAAATACTGGATAGCTCATTCAATAAATGAAAAAGAGTTTGATGACTTCGATATAGAAATTGCTCAGGTTAGGAGCTTATGGATAGTTAAACAACATATTGTAAGTGATATATTATTGTAGATGATATCTAAATACTATGGGACTATATTTCAGAAAAAGAATTAAGATACTTCCCGGAGTGCACATGAATATTAGCAAATCCGGTACAAGCTGGTCAGTTGGTCCACGTGGAGCAAAAGTTAACTTTGGGAAGCGTGGCACTTATGTAACAACCGGAATACCGGGAACCGGAATTTACTCAAGAACAAAAGTCAGTAGTAATGGTATATCTAATCGTAGAATGCAATCAAGCAATATTGATTCTGGATATGAGATTAAAAATTACACAGGATGTCTTTTCTCGGCGATATGCTATGCGCTTGCAATCATATTGCCGATTTGCGGTGTGCACTTCTCTGTATCTATATTTCTTATTATAATAGGATTTGCATTGCATCTATCGTCGGTTGAAAAGAAGGAAACAGTTCAAAGCAATAATGAGGTTGACAACGGTAATAATGCCAAAGTTGTAGAAACGCCTATAAACAGGGCAATTATAGACACAGAAGAAAAAGAAGAGGAATTCATAACGGAGGAAGATGAAGAAAAAATAGAGTACCCCTCTGTAGAAAAGGTTGACATGACAAGGCTTGACCCACTATTTGAAGATGCAGCTCGATTAGTTGTTATCCACCAACAAGGTTCCACTTCATTAATTCAACGTAAATTCGCTATAGGCTATAATAGAGCAGGGCGTATTATGGACCAACTGGAATGTGCTGGTATTGTAGGAGAAACAAGTGGGATTAAAGCGAGAGAAGTTTTATGTAAAGACGAAAATGAACTCGAATATAAACTAAACCATTTGGAAAAATCTCGTTTTGAAAGACTTCAACAAAAACAGGAAGAAGAATTTGAAGAAGCATCTCAACGAGAAATACAGAATGAAAGTTCAAGATTAATTAAATTGGGCATAGATTTAGAAAAGGAAGGTATGATAAATGAAGCTATAGCTATATATGAAAAAGCTATCATACCACAACTTCCAGCAACACATCCCTATGATAGACTAATGATTCTCTATCGGAAAAAGAAAGATTATGATAATGAAGTCAGAATCATCAAGATAGCCATAAGCGTATTTATGAAAGAAAATGAACGCAGGGCAGGAAGAGTAATTGAAAATGATTCATCATTATACAAACAAGTAATGCAAGCACTTGAAACGAATGAAAGCATCAAGTATGAGGATGGGAAATGGGCTTTCGTTCAATATGACGTAATGGAGTATATTACAAGACTTGAAAAAGCCCAAAAACTGTATAAGAAATCTCAAGAACAATCTAAATTATAAAAGTCATGAAAAAATTATTAATACTACTATTTTTCATACTAATATTCGGTAGTTGTACAACCAATTATTTTTTATGTGAAACCGCAGGTCCTGTAAAGTTATACGCATCGCCAAATACTAACTCGACATATATAGAAGTACCTGTTGGCAAAAACTTAATTTCAACAGGAAAATACAAGAAATACAGAAGAGCTAAATACGGTAACAAAAGAGGTTATGTATATAAAACAAGATTCCTATCAGAAAAGAAAATTCGTTCTTTATCTGATTGGAATTTTGATTCTGAAACATCTACATATAAATATTCGCATTCTAATCATGCACTTAATAATTCAACAAAATATAAGTATAAGCCAACATCAACTGGTGGTACTGTCCAAGTTAAAGGATACTATCGAAAGGATGGAACTTATGTTAAGCCACATACAAGAAGAGCTCCTTCTAGGAGAAAATAACAAACTAAATATCTAAGATTATGAAAAGAGGAATAATACTATTTTTTTCTTTCTTATTTCCTTGCTTGTTAAATGCCCAACTTTCCACTCAGCAAGATACCATAAGATATGTTATGGCAAATCTAAATTTGAGAGAGTCTCCTAATACGACCTCTGCTATTATTACTCAAATACCTAAAGGCACTCAAGTTACCATAGATGAAGACTGTGAATGTAAATGGATTCCGATAAACTATAATGGATACATAGGATATGTTTCGACTAAATACCTTTCAAAAGAAAAAATAGAATGTACTACTACATACAATAACAGTACGTCTATTAAATATTATACAAATTCAAAGGGAGAAAGAGTACAATCTCCAACTTATTATAATTCCGCGCCTCCTGGAGCAACAGCTTTATGTAGAGATGGAACATATAGTTTTAGCAAAAGCCGTAGAGGAACATGTTCACATCATGGTGGAGTTGCAAAATGGCTAAAATAACAAATTAGACACATAAGATTATGATTGACTTTCTAACCATCATACTCCTAATATTCGGAGTACTGCAAATCATCCTCTTCTTCAAGGTATGGGAAATGACGAATGACATCAAAGAGATAAGGAACAAGTACCTTAAAGACGAGGATGAGAAACGAAGACAAAAAGCAGAATACGACCCAACTCCCAAAATCAGCGGTGGGGTTAAAACAACAATATAGCCGGAATTATTTCCCGGCTTTTTCTTTCCCTATTCGCGAGTTGTGCAAATGTTGTGCAACTATCATAAAAAGAAAATGCTAACAAGTTATCAATGAACCTATTAGCATTTTTCCTTGTGATTCCGTTGCCACTACTTTTCATACTGGCTGATAGTCAATTATATATCTTTTGTTACCTAAATTACTTTTAGGAAAGGAGGTTTTAATCAACACCTGGCATTGAACAATACACATAGTAATCTTCCTCAATACAAGTTATTTTAACGTCAAATCCATCAGGGTCAATTCCGTCTGTGCTGATGCAAATAGTATCTCCTACTTTCCCTAATAATTCTTTTATTTCCACCTCAAAACTGAACTGCCCAGCTTCAACAATATAGAGATACGCTTTTTTATCCATATTACTTCTGCTTTTGGATTAATATTTGAATTGTTCTTTCTTTCTCAGTTATCACTCTTTCTTTTTCCTCCAATAGAGCGTTGAGATGCTCTATCTCTTTGCGACACTCGCTTAAAGTTATATCTCCAGAGATTTTATTACCATTGCCCTTAACTTGATGACCTATATTAATTCCAGAAGAGTTTATATCTCTATCAAAAAAATAATCTATTGGTACATTAAAATAATCTGCTATAATTTCCAGGTTGTCGGCACCAGGAATCGAAGTGTTATTGAGCCAAACATATAAGTTTGATTTAGATACACTTGTGTCTTTCAAAAACTGTGCTTGACTGATCTTTCTATCTTCAAATAATCTTCTTATTTTATCAGGATTAAACATGTTATACTATTTATACTAGATTTAAATAATAATATAAGATTAAAATAATAGGATTAATATTTTGATATTAGACTATTATTTTAAACCTTTGCGTTATAAATATAATAATAACAATCGTAATATTTAAGATTATGGAAGAGAAAAAGCAAAAAATGGTACCCAAGTACCATTACGACCAGATGGAGAAAAGCACGAAACTGAGGCTCCGTGATGAGTTCCTAAGAAGAAGCGGTATGTCATTGATTACATTCTACGACAAGTTAAGAAAAGACTCCTTCAAACCTTTGGAAAGAGAACTATATGAGAACATTTTCATAATTCAACAAAATTAAGAACCAATCAAATTATGGAGGAATTTAAAAGAATACCTTTCGGTGGTAATCCCTATGCGGATTTTGAGTTTTTCAAGGTAGAATTAAAAGTCTGCGATGTGAAATACACTCCAGAGCAGATTTATGCACACTTTGAATTCACAAGTGGGTACAAAGTAGATGTACAAGGTACATTTTATCCCTCACTAATTCGCAAAGCTATAGTTCAAGTTCGCGAAATGGAGCAAGCACATATTACAAACTCATCACGTTGTGAAATTCATGCCGATAACTAACATCGAGTTCTACAACACCCCCGAAGGTGATGTGATGATTAAAGAACTTGGGCATGCGGCAGTTGTGCTTTGTGAGGACAACCGCCCGACCATCGAGTACATGCTTGCTGTCATCAGGGACAGATACCCGAAAGCACATGCCAGGTTAATGCAACTTTACTCCAGTAGTACAATGAATAGGTGGCATTATGAATTCCGGGTAGTTCACCGCTTCATCCGCTGCAACTTCGGCGAGTATGACCAATACAACCTTGACATCAATAAGGATGGACAATTCGTATTCGAGGAGGTAAAGTGCCCACTACGAGGTGAGTGCGAACATGAGGGAGTGATTTGTCGCCCGGAACTTGACACGGCACTAACCGCCCGTGAGATGAATGTTTTCAGACTCATCGCTTCCAATTGCCAGACGGATGATATTGCAGCGGAACTGCACATATCACCTTATACGGTGAACCGCCATCGGGAGAATATCAAAGCGAAAATCAAGGTTCATAATGTGAGTGAGATGATTTCTTACTGGCATCAGAACCAGATGAAATGAATACCAATAAAAAAGAAATATCAATGAAGAAAGGTCAGAAAGTACGCATTCTGCGTACCAATCAGGTAGCGACAATCGTCGAAGTGGAGTTAATTCGTAAAGGTGGCAAAGTACATCGGTACTGCCATCTGAAGGTAGATAAAAAGCCGGACTTGTGGTTAGACTCTTCAGAACTGGGGGGATTGGTGGAAAGGTGCCGGATTACTTTCCATGATGACAGAGGGCAGGAATTATACTTCGATGTGGAGCGTGATTATGGTAAGGAGAATTTGAGCATGACATTGACCGGACGTCCAGAAAACCTCAAAGAGCATCACGGAATCAATATAGTGATGGCCGAAATGTTCCTCGATGGTTTTAAGGCACACCAATCTCATTCTTGATAATCACCACAACATATGACGGAAGAAAATCTTACACCATATATCCCTATCGGAACTTTATTCAAATACCTGCTCAAGGATTACCGTAGGGAGCGACAGCGCACCATTCATATGGAGGCCCAAGTCAGAAGTCTGTTAAAGCGGAACGCCTATCTTGAGCAGGAAATAGGCAAAGTAAAGCAAAGACTGCTGAAGAAGGTGGAAAAGAGTGAGAAACAGATTGATTACTCGCAGGAAATCAGCCGGCTGCACCAGGCTGTTTCCTGCCGGAACAACACGATAGAGCAGCTCAGGAATGAGAATGCCCGACTGAAAAATGAACTCGATACGTATTTGCTGTTTCTCGGCAAGATTTAAGTCCTACCATCCGAACCCGGAAACAGTGTAATTCGTAGCGGCAATATACAGAACTATGTACTTTACTCAAGACGATATAAAACGAATCAAGGAGGCTTCCAAAGGCAGGCTCCTTGATGTTATCGGTGACTTCCACGAACTACGCAAACGGGGGGCCGAATATAAATGCGAATGCCCTAAATGCCATGGACAGGAGAAGTTGCATATCTCTCCGGCCAAACAGATTTTCAAATGCTTCAGTTGCCCGGATATAAAAGGCAAGGAACCGCTGGACTATCTGCAGAGGGCAGAAGACATGCAGTTCCTGGAAGCATGTGATTACCTGGCACGCAAATTCAATGTATTGCTCGACCCGAAGCCGGAGAAAAAGGCTCCCAAAGCCGCCAAAATGAAAAAACGGAGCAAGGAGGCCAAGGGAGAAAACGTAGATACATTCTGCGCCCGTATGCTTGCCGGCAGCGGACTGACCTATCAGGACGTGACGGCACATATCTTCAAGAAGGGAGATACACAGAGCATTTTCGAGGCGAAGACTTTTCGTCCGGGAACCGTTGACGAATACGGCAATATCGTTGACGGGGATGATGTCATCATCGAATATTACGACCTGGACGGCATGCCGGTCACTTATACCCGTAAGCTGCCGGGGCGTGGCAAGCAGGAGCTCAAAGTGTATTACCGCGTCCGCTGGCAGTTCCCGGACGAACACCGGGACAAGGAAGGGAAACCGTTCAAGTACAAGTCTCCTGCCGGCAGCGGTACGCCCATATACATCCCGGAACGCATGAGGCAGATGTACAAGAGGAAAGAACAGTTCCCAAGGCTCTACATCCAGGAAGGGGAAAAGAAAGCGGAAAAGGCATGCAAGCACGGTATCCCCTCCATAGCGGTCAGCGGCATCCAGAACCTGGGACAGAAAGGGGCGTTGCCGGAGGATCTTGTCAAGATAATCACTGTCTGCGGAGTCAAGGAAGTGGCTTTCATTTTTGATGCGGACTGGAATGATCTCTCCAATAATATAAAGTTTAATACCCCCGTCGATACACGCCCCCGGTGTTTTTTCTCCGCTGCCCGCAATTTCAAGGAGTATATGCGTATGCTGAAGAACCGCGGCATCATGGTGGAAATATTCATTGGCCACATCAACAAGAACGATGAAGGCGACAAGGGAGTGGATGACCTCTTGACCGATAAGCTGGCCGGCCATGAAGAGGAACTGGCCGAAGACCTGGAATTTGCCTGCAATGAAAAATCCGGAATGGGAAAGTATGTGGAAGTGTTCAAAATCACCACATGGAATGACCAGAAGCTACGGGAATTATGGAACCTGCACAGCCATGAGAAATTCGCCGAGCAGCACCGCGAGGTCCTGCAGGAGCTTCCGGAATTTATCTTTGGCCGCTATGCCTGGAAGTTTGACGAGAACGGCAAACTGGTATCCGCCCTACCCTATGATGAGGATGAGAAGTTCTGGAATGAGGACTACAAGGAAACGAACGGTAACAGGGTGCCGGTGTTTGAATATGATTATGTGGCCGCCAAGACCTTTTTCCAGAACCGGGGTATCGGCCGTTACCGCCTGCTCGATACCAAACTCTGGACATATATCCATCTGGAGCCACCGGTAGTCCGTACCATTGACGTGGAAGACGCACGCGATTTCATGTTCGCCTTTGCCGAACAGAACTGCAGCCGTTTCGTCAACAACCAGCTGCTCAAGGGAGGCTCGCAATACGTCGGACCGTTCCAGATGTCAAGGCTCGCCTTCATCCAGCCGAACTTCATCTCCCCGTCCCGTGACGAGCAATATTTCTATTTCCGTGACCGTTGCTGGCACATCACCCAGCATGAGGTCAAGGAAGTGGGATATGAAAGCATCACCCACCAGATATGGGATGAACAGCGGAAGAACACCGATGCCAGGTACCTCGGCCACCCCCTCATTGTATTCAGGGAGAAGGACGGCAAGTATGACTACGAACTCTCTCCGGAAGGCAGGAAATGCCACTATCTCCAGTTCCTTATCAATACCAGCAATTTCACCTGGAGAAAGAGGCCGGAAGAGATTGAGGAGAGTGAAATCTTTGAAAACAATCTTCATCTGCTTTCTAAAATGTGCGCCATCGGCTACATGCTGATGGAATGCAAGGACGCGAACGTGACACGTGCCGTTATCGGCATGGACGGCAAGCAGTCGGAAGTCGGTGACAGCAACGGACGCAGCGGCAAGTCACTTGTCGGTGAGCTGATGCGCCAGGTTGTCGATACAGTCTATATATCCGGGAAACGGACGGACATCTTCAACGACAGCTTTATCTGGAATGACATCGACGAACGGACACGCCTGGTATTCATCGACGATGTCATGCTGAACTTCAACTTCGAGTTTCTGTTCCCCAATCTCACCGGAGACTGGACTGTGAACAAAAAGGGGGGCGCACGTATCACTTATCCGTTCGCCAAATCGCCGAAAGTATATATTCCTACGAACCACGCCATCCGCGGTACCGGTTCCAGCTATACCGACAGGCAATGGCTGATAGCCTTCTCCGATTTTTATAATGACAAGCACAAGCCCATGGATGATTTCGGGGTACTGTTCTTTTCCGAATGGGACTTCACCCAGTGGAACCTGACCTGGAACATGCTGGCCAACTGCATACAGCTCTATCTTAAATTCGGGGTCGTGCAGGCACCGGGCGAACGCCTGCAGCAGCGTAAGCTAAGGCAGGAGATTGGCGAAACCATCATATCCTGGGCAGACGAATACTTCAGCAGCGAAGAGCACTGCCGCCGTACCCCACGCAAGGAGATTTATGACAATTTCTGCAACTATGATCCGCAGCAACGCAAGTACATCACTTCCACCGCCTTCAAGGACAAGATAAAAAAATACTGCGAATGGAAGGGATGGGTGTTCAACCCACACAAGTATGATGCCAAAAGCGGTCTGCCTCTCTTCCTGGACAAGGACGGGAAACCGGTTATAGATGACAAGTCCGGAGGAGTGGAGTATTTCACCATAGGCAAGACAGCCGGAGAGCAGACACCCCAGAGTGACCCGCATGAACTACCGGTTGGCAATCCGGACAACAAACTTGCATTCTGATGAGCGAGACACATTCCAGTATCATGGCCAGACTTATGCCGCTCTACGAGATGGCACCCGAACGTTTCATGGCGTTCTATGATGCGGTGTATCTGATGTGTGTCGATCTGCCGGAAGGCTGCCGGTTTCGTATTTCAGACCGTTGCCGGGAAAAAGACCTGGAACTGTTCCGGGACATCGTGAAGACTCTCATTGCGGAACAGCCTTATGACAAGTATGCAGGACAATTGGAACTGTCGGATGATATGGAGTATGTGCGGCGGACAACCGGCTTTAAACCTTCCGGGAACCGCTTCATCCCGAAATGGAGAAAGGGATAGAATATGCCAATTTATTACGATGTAAAGATACATATTTTCAACGAATTACGCAAACAATCATGCTAAAAAAAGAGCACAAAATATTGGTGGTCGTTTCTCCGGAACCGGCTGAACGCAAGAGACTGTTGAGCCGCCTGGCAGTACGGCTCGGTTTCGCACTCATCCCTTCGGATGCAGCGAAAATCATATCGAACGACATCTACGGCATAGACCTGGCGACGGCCTATTTCGTTTTCTGCAGCAGCTACAATTTCCGTGGAGCCGTACTCACCAACCAGCGCTTGTATGAAATGGCGGCGCGAGGCTTGTGTGTGGCAGTAGGAGTCCGTTCCATTCCCCGTGAATATGAATTCATCTGCAAGGTGTTCTATCCGGAAGATTTTCCGTGATGACATTCCCGGAAAACACAATGCGGAGTATTCTTGAAAGTGCATATTGGGTATTTGTCTGCATCCGGCTGTGCGTGAGTACAGCCGAATGCAGTTTTTTTCTTCTGTCCCTTCCCCCCTCCCCCCAACCCGTCATAATAACGATTCGGACAAACGTGCATGGAAGTGGCAGCAGACATGGGAATTCCCGGAGGGGGTATATTATTCTTTTTTTATTCTTCTTTTTAAAATTGGACTACCTTAAAAAACAGAGAAAAAATCGTGCATTCGTACGGATGTGCGGAATTAAGCATATATCAATCTGATATACAAATATTTATAAGCGTACAAATTCCGCACGAATCGTGCACGAATAGCGCACGAATTGTACTTTTCTTCAAAAAACGGCAAAAAGTACGCAAACGAAAGAATTAGTACGGTTTTGTACGCTTTTTGTACGATTATAACAACTTAATATTCAATAATATACAGAACAAACCATGTACAAAAGTACTGTCGCACGATTTTTACGCTATATTCGTGCAAGGGCTTGGCTATATTACCGGTATTTTGTATATTTGTGTAAAAATCAATGTTTTAAATGACGAAAAAAGACCGATTTGTGTGTTGGCTCCCTTGCAAGCCTTATGTCAAGCAATTCCTGCTGTACAATTTCAATACCCCGGACGACACTTGGACTGAAATAGTCAATCTGTCCCCGGACAAGGAGCTGCAGAACGACTTCCTTTCCAGGCTTGCAAAACCCGGACGATACGAGAACAGATACCGGAACCTGGCACGATATACCGCCAACGTGGCGGTGGAGATACGCCGTGATGACTTCTACCGATACGGATGGGCGATGTCGAATACCGAAGTGGTGGCGTTCGGCAGCAAGGTGGAGAGACGGATCAAGCAGATGCTTTTCCTCTATCTCGACACCCATGTCAGTATCGGAATCCCACTCTCGACCGCCATCCGCAACTTTCAGAACAGCTTCGGCTTTGATGACGACACCTGGTCTTATGAGACTATCCGCAGGGAGTATAATCGGCATGGATATAGGAAAACGGTGGAGAATACCACGATTTTAGACTTTATTAACCGTATAATTTTGGGGAAGTTGTCCGAATTCGGGACAATTTCCCAGCAGGGAAAAATGGCTTATGAAAGCAATGCATTATGATTTTGAAAACGTCGGAGGATTGTTGCAGGTGATTGCCGTGCCTCCGGCCTCGTTCGTGCAAATCCGTAAGGACTATGCCTCCGGTCTGAACTATCTGGAACTCCGCAACCGGGAGGATATTGTTTCCATACCGGTATATGCCAATGACACCTATTCCTATAATGAAGACAAGGAGGTGAATGACGCGGGGGACTGCTGGAACGTTTCCATTGAAGGGGTGATTCCGAAACTTTCCCCGGAAAACCATCAGCTGATGGAGATGCTGGAGCGTGGCTTGTGGTATGTACTGGCAGTGGACGGCAACGGGGCGGTCCATTGGTGCGGGCAGGAGGACGCACTCATGCTGTTCGCCACAAACAAGACAAGCGGCCGTTCCGTGTCGGAACGGAACGGCACCTCATTCACGTTCACCTGCATCCAGGATGAACCGACCGTCTATATTGAAAACATGGAGGAAATATAACCGTACGGCTTCCTTTGCTGACACGCAACACTCTCTCAGTCAAACATTTACCTTTCAGCTGACGGTACCCAATGTCCTTGGGTACCGTTTTTTTTGCGTTTTTCTTTGCGCAAAAATAAGTTTTATGAACGAGACAGTTATCACATTATTCGGAGCGATTGACCGTTACTGGTACAACAAAAACTATCTGAAATACTTCCTTGACAAGGCCAAAGGCCAGCCCGTACGCTTGAAAGTTTCCAGTTATGGCGGTGATGTGGCCGAAGCGGTCGCCATGTCCGCCTTGATGGCCGAGCACGGCAATGTGACGGTGGAGTTCATCAGCTTCAACGCTTCGGCGGCCACCATATTGGCGTTCGGCGCCAAGTCCATCGAGATGCACGAGGACGGCATGTGGCTGGCGCATAAATGCAGCCTGGGAGTGGACATCTGGGGCCAACTCAATGCGGACCAGTTGGAGGACACCATCAAGGAACTGCAGAACAAGAAGAAGAGCGCGGAAGCCATTGACCTGATGATTGCACAGAAGTACATCAACCGTAGCGGCAAAAGCCTGAAGGAGATTATCACCCTGATGGAAGAGGAACGCTGGATGCCTGCCGCCGAAGCCAAGGAATGGGGATTCATAGACAGGATCATTCCCGGTACCCATAAAAAGCCGCAGGTGACCAATGAAATGACCGACTGCTTCACCGCGCTTGGTCTACCGTTGCCGGCTATCGATTCGGAGGAGAAGCCGGAACCGGAAGGCAAAAACTTGGTCTCCCAGATTATCGACGGTATCAAAGGGCTGTTCCCTACCGGCAACAAGACTGACATTTCTAATTCTTCAAATACAGTTATGCGTAAAGAATTTACTTTCATCAACCAGATCCTCAACAGCGAAGGCATTGAGGAAAAAGACGGCAAGATGTTGCTTACCGTGGAGAATCTGCAGGCCATCAACGACGCCGCCAAGGCCGCCAACGAAGCGAAGGCCAAAGCGGAGAATGACCTGGCTGTCGCCAACACCGCCAAGAAGACTGCCGAAAACAGTCTGACGGCAGTCGTGAATGACCTTGACAGCCTGAGTGACAGCGTCAGGAATGCCGCCGACAACAAGGCCAAGGTACAGGTTATCCGTGATATCGTGGCCAAGATTCCCGGAACGGCAACCGCCAGTCATCAGGAATCGAACGAAGACAGCAAGTTTGCCGATATCGCTACGGATCCGATCAACAGTTATGAGAATGAATAACATCTAAACTATTCTATTTATGGATTTTAAAGCACCTATTGACATTACCACGGTTCTGACCGCGGTAAAAAAGCACAGAGACATCCTGAAGGCGGTCGATAAGCTCGACGCTTCGGAGGTATTGAAACATTTCACTCCGGTACCGGGCATTACCGATTCTCTTGAATTGGGCAAGGTAGAGGGTGGAAGTATTTCCAGCAAGTACACCGGTAAGTTTACAGCTGGCAAGTATCTGGGTAAGATTGTTCCCCGCCGCTTGGTAGTACGTCCGGTTGTGATGGAGATGTCCGACGAGCCGGAACGCTACCGCCGTACCTACATTGCCGAGGTTCCCGGTACACTCCGCAAAGAACATCCCTTCGAGCTGTGGCTGATCAACCACGGGCACGAACTGGCATCCAATGATTTGCTGTTTGCCATCTTCACAGCGAAATACAGCGCTGATGAGAACAAGACGGACATTCAGGACTCTTTCGACGGTATCGGTACCATTATTACCGAAGGTGAGGCAGTCGGGGATATCTCCAGTGCCGAGGGCAACGTTTATACTACCGGTGAACTGACTCGTGCCAACATTGGCGAAAAGTTACTGGAGATGTGGCGTCACATGCCGCGTACCTTCAAGCGCAAGAAGAACATCAAGATGTTCATTTCCGATGATTTGGGCGACATGTACGATGACTGGCGCAAAGATGAAGGTACTATCGTTATCGGATTAAAAGAAGATACTTCCGATACACAACACCTGCTCGGTTCCAACAACCGTTGTGAGCTGGTACGTGTTCCGAATCTTCCCGATGGCAGCCAGTTCGTCATGCTGACCACTAAAGGGAACATTTGCTACGGCTTTGACAAAGAGAGTGATTTCAAGTCTATCAAGCCGTTCTTCTCCGGTAATCCTTATACGTTTGATGCTGCGGGCAAGTACGTGATAGGCTTCCAGTTCGTATCGGTACATAAATCGGAGTTCTGCGTCAATGACCGTCCGGTGGATCCTGAAGGTAGCAACCCGTTCGGATATATCGAGGTCACAATTGCACCGGATGAAGCGAAGGCCAACGGTGGCAAATGGCGTATTCAGGGTGAAGAGGGCTGGCGTGATTCCGGCACGTATGTAGCGGTTCCCGGTGGTAAGGAATATACCGTCGAGTTCCTGGAAGCTGCCGGATATACCACTCCTGCCGTGCAGAAGAAAACTCCTGCTGCGGGTGCAGTAGAGAAAGTGACGGGTACATACATTGTTAAATCTGAATAAATCCTGTGACTATGGCAGAAGTAGACCCCAAATTATGTATTGCCCTTGATGACATCAACGAGGCAATGGACTGCAACAGTCAGGGTAACATGGCGGGAATCGTACCGTCCGTTATCTTCGGCTATCATGAAGACGTGGCAACATGGCCGGACTATCCGAAAAAGACGGATGCCCCGCTTTCGCTTGAAGAAGCCGGCACACTGGTCGGAGACCTTGTCATGAAGGAAGGCAGGCGTGCTTATAAGATGGATTTCACGGACGACCTGGCGGAATTCAAGATTACGGATCAGGGAGAAACCGGTGGTGAGTCATCACTGATGGACTTGAACATCATTTCTCCCAAGATGCGGAAGAAGGTATTCGGTTTCGAGAATGCCACCAAAGGCCGTAAGATGTTCTTCATCGTGACCGACAACAACGGTACAAACTTCCTAATGGGTGACAAGCGGCGCGGTGCCATGCGTGCCTCAGGAGACGGGGCCACCACCGGAACCGGCAGTAGCGGACGCAATCAAAGTACGCTTCACTATACCTTCGCTACCCCCATCAAGTGCGTGTATGAAGGTGACATGGAAGACATTCTTACTGTGAAAGCTGCACCCGGAGGCTGATTTTTGTTTCTTCGTCTGGTCAGTTGGCTGTTTATGTCCGTCTCCGGATTCTTTCCGGGAGGCGGACATTTTGTTTTGTCCTATCCCGGCAATAAAATTCGCAACATCTTTGTATAACGTTAATATCAAGAATCATGGCTGAAATTACAAATGCTTATATCGAAGCCCGCAGAGAAGGTATCGCCTGGCTGAACTCTGCTAAGAGAGAATACAATGTTGGTGTGGCTATCCTTGCTAAATCAGGTTACAAGACAATCGTATCATCCAAGTTGGCTAAATTAGGCGAAAAGCCGCATACCCGCGAGAAGCTGGAATACGAAATCCGGCAGATGATTAAAGTCTGGTACCATCCGGATGACCCGCGCTTTGAGGATGTGGACCTGGCGGATGATGCGGTGCCCGGTAATGACGGCCGTTCCGAGACGGTTCCCGAAGAAACGGCGGCGGCCATCGTTACCATTGCGGAAAAGGAACTGGCACGCGAAACGGATGAACAGCCCGCTTATCCGCCTGTCATTGCCAAAATCATCTATGATTTCCGGGAATGCTACAATGAACGTTCACGGCTGCACCGGTTACTGTCCGAACAGGGTGAGACCAATACGGCGGCTGTATGTGCACAGCGCAAGGATATTGTTACCCGTATAGCCTTCCTCTCCAACCGCATGACATTGCTAGCGGCCATCAAACAGCAATATGAGCAGAACAAGGAGTTGCCGACTGACAAGCAGCTGGACGAACTCTACCAAAAAGCGGATACTCCCGAAGAAAATCCGGAAAAGGAAGAGGATGAGACCGATATCAGTTCCCTTTCCGTGGAAGAACTGAAGAAAGCGAAATCCAATGCCAAGAGCAAGATTACCAAGGCAAAAAACATGTTGTTGTACTCTTCGGAGAGCAAGCCTAAAGACGGCAAGGAAAATCCGCTTCCGGACTGCCCCAAACGCGTGAAATACGAGAAGAAGGTGGCTGCCCAGGAAGCACTGGTAGAAAAGATAGAATATCGTTTGGCGGAACTGCAATAGGTTATGTTGGTCTGTTGCAGCGAGATTGAGAATAAGATGATGCCGGCGGATGACGCAGTAAGCCCTATGCAGGGAGACCGATACCCGGCAGGCTACATCCGCCGAACGGATGCGGCAGCCTCCGGCCATGACCTGGTTGCGGAGAAGCTGCTGCATCCGGACGCCATGGGGGTGCTGGTACCCGGCAGGGACAAGCATTTCTACTCTTCTGGAGCATTTAACCTGATCCAGCTGATTTTATATATTTTGAAGCAGACGGGTCCGGCACATCTGTTCCTGACAACCTATTCCATCTCTATGGATAGCATCAACGCCCTTCATCGCAAGGTTGAGACTGATGAGTTGCTATCGGTACGGTTCCTGATCGATAATCGTGTACGCAGCATCTCACCCAAACCGTTCGATTATCTGGTGACTACATTTCCGGACTGCTACCGTTGCCTGGCGCTTCATGCGAAGGTGGCGCTGCTGTATAACGAGGACTGGAAGATTACCGTTGTAGGCAGTCAGAATGCCACGCACAACCCGAAGCTGGAACGCGGAATCATCCATACCGGCAGTGATATTTTTGACTTTGACTTTAAAATGTTGAATGATGAATTTGACTCAGGAACAACGTGAGGAGATAGAGAAAATGGCATACCGCCTTATCCTTCCGGGGCTGATCGCAATCAATATCGGTGTGGATGAGACGGATTTTCTTGCAGAACTCCGTACTCCGGGCACCGAAGTGCGGACGGCTTTCTACCGGGGCCATCTTCGTCAGATGGTCGAACTCCGGGAGTCACTCATCAAGTCGGCCGCCAATGGCAGCAACCCGGCACAGCAGGAGCTTATCAAGTTCATCAAATCGCAACAGCAGTATCTTGAGTATGAATAACAACCGTCTAACGGCATCCAAAAGCAAGGCCGCATTGGAGGAGCAATCCTACGACCTTATACAGCAGCACATCATCGACCCGGAAAACAGTCCGCTACCGGAGCATCTGCGTGTACAGTGCAACCGGGTGCTGCAGATAGCACGCCTTTTGGATGACTATCCGAACGAGAGCCACATCATCAACATCATGCTGGCAAAATACCGTATCTCGCGTACCCAGATAAGGAAGGACATCGCCCTGGCAAAAGAACTGTTCAAGACACAGCACCAGTTCGACTGGGACTTCTGGTATGCCTGGATGATCAAGGACCAGATTCAGCTTATCCGGGATTGCAAACTCAAAGGTGATCTCAAGCAATGGAACAACGCCAAGAAAGTACTGCATCAGATGATTGGTGAGAAGCCGGCTTCCGTCGAGGACCCGCGACGCATGGAGAAGAACGTATTCTACATCCAGATCAACAGTATGGGGCAAAAGGTGGATATTCCTCTGAATGCCATCCGCAACCTTTCCCAGGAAGAGCAGAAGGTTTTGGTGGATTCGATGTACACGCCTATTGACGATGTACAGGCAGAAGAAATAATGAACTCATAAATAGATTATCATGAAGAAACTGACAAACAAACGCTTGATTTCCTATCTGGTTGACCATAAGCATATTGATATGGTATCGGTCAGCAAGACACAGATTGTCTGTACCGTGTCCGCCAAGTTCAAGCCGGACGAGGTGTCGCAACTGCTGGCTGATACCGGGCAGGACATGCCCCGTATGACTTCTTCCGAGGGTATGAACTACATTGTTTTCCCACGCTATTGATATGTCAGGACGATGGACGAAAACGTTTGGGAAGAGGTCATACAGGTCAATCCGGCGCAGGCGGCATTCCTCGTGATGCCGTACAAGAACGGATATGTCATCTACTCGCGTGCAACGGGTAAATCATTCATTACCGGTGCCGTGATAGATGACAACATCCGGCTGATGCCACGCGGCATCACCACACTCACCCAGGCCACCATCGGGCAGGCGTTGACTAAGACCCTGCCTTCAGCGTTCAAGATGCTGGAGATGCTCGGTTACAAGCAGTGGGACCCGGTCAGCAAGACCGGTGACTATGTGGTGTGCCGCCGTCCCATCGAGGGATGGTACAAGCCATACGAGCACATCATGTCATTCGAATACGGCATCAGCTTCAGCAACGGGCACATGCTCTACATACTTACCCAGGGCGGCAACAGCCGTGGTCCTAATGCGGACTACAACATCACCGACGAAGCGTTGACGCTCGATAAAGAAAAATTCGACCAGGAGGCGGCACCGACCAACCGCGGTAATGAACACATCTTTGGCCGCAAGTCCGAGAATCCCGTTCTGAAGCATCACGGCAACACCTTCCTTTCCTCCATGCCGTACACGCCCGAACAGAAATGGTTGCTTGAACCGGCCAAGTATTATGAAGAAGAACGCGGCATCCGGCTGTTTGATGTCTGGAACAGGATTGTGCGGTTACAGATGCAGCTCATTGATGCAAGGATTGCGAATGATGCGGGACTGTTCAAGGAGATTTGGAACGAGACCGTCCGTCTCAGGCAAAGTATCACGCCGTTCGTTTCACGTGACGGCACGCTCTTTATCCTTGGCTCTATCTTCGACAACATCGCCAATGTGGGCATGAACTATATCCTGAACCAGTACAAGGTGATGGATAAGCTTTCCTTCATGATAGAGATCCTGAACTTCATGGTGGATAAGATTGACAGCTGCTACTACCAATTGGATGAACGCCATATCTATTACAATGCAACCAATGACGACTATATCCGTGACTTTGCCGAAGATCATAACTACAACTGGCAGCAGCTTGCCAATAACGATGACAGCCGGCGTGACCTGGACTGCAATCCCAACCAGCCGATAGAGCTGACACCCGACTGGGGTAGTGCCGCCTCATTCCTGGAAGTGGCGCAAGAGCGCAACTATGACTTCGTGACGAAGCTGCTGACACGTGAGCCGGTGGACAACAACATCAACGAGTTCTTCGTCAAGCGTGATGAAGAGGATGACACCATGGTGAACGCGCTGATGGACAAGTTCTGTCACTACTACCGTAATCATATCAACAAGCACTTGCATTATTACCGTGACCGTTACGGGGATGCACGCCGTGCCAACAACAAGAAGTCCTACAACGAGCTTGCCATCGAGCGTCTGGAGAAACACGGGTGGACGGTGGAACAGCACACCCATGCGGGCATGGAGCCGCCGCAGCATGACAAGTACCTGCTCTGGGCTTCCATCCTGGCAGAGAAAGACGAACGGTTCCCGAAGAAGCGTTTCAACGGCTCGAAATGCAAATATACACTCATCTCCATGAACAATACGCGTGTCATCGAGGACCGCGAGGGGCGTTTTGCCAAGGATAAGCGTAGCGAACGCAACCAGTCCATCCTTCCGGAAGAAGCCACCCACTTCGGTGATGCGGTAGATAAGCGTGTATGGACGAAGTACGGGCACCTGCTTAGGCAGGCATACGGATTCGTGGACGCACGTATCTGATTCACCTCATACACATACATCCGCAATCACAATCGCAATGCTTATGGCAGGACTCGCAACGTCCGCAATGGGAATCGCTGCACTTCAGGACAGGCTATCGGGCACAGGACTGCCCGAGGGGGCACCCTCCTTGTCATATTTCCTTGCTTCTTGCTCTTTTGTTTGCGTTTTTGGATAGGGCGCGGTCGGCAGAAACTTCCGTTTCTGTTTCCATTCGGATGGTAAGAGGGGTATTCTGTATTCATTATCAAAGAAGTACATTTTTTATAACATTCATTAACAAAGAGTACGGCGCGCGCAAAATCCGTACTGAAGGAACAGGCAGGCAAATCTATTTCCTCCAGTACGGATTTTGCGCGTCTCAGCGGTAAGTAGCGGCAGCTACTTGCGTTTGTCCGCATCCATGCAGGTAGCCCCGGTCTTTTCCGTTTCAATAGCTAAGGTAGAGACCGTAGAGCGGTAAGCATTCCGCTTGGCGTGCCTCCGTTTCTCTTCCGGAACTCCTTTTCATTTCCTGCATCTCTGTATGCGGTCAGGTAGTCTTTTGAGTTCGCAAATGTAGGGCACCGGTCTGACAAGCAAGGTCGGGCGTTGTCCGCTAAAAAATCTCCAGCCCTACGGGTAGTATTCAAGCCTTCGGTTTTAGTCGGAACCTTGCGGAATGTCATCCTCGGCACCTCAATTATTGCGGCATCAAAAGGCAACCATACCGCACGTCATACAGACACGCCGGAATAAAAAAAAAGTCGTTCCGGGAAACGGAGAAAATTAAAAAAGGCTCCACCCGACGACTCCAGAAATCCAGAATAAATTAAAAACTTACAGTTATGGCAGCAAAAAAAAACATCCCCGAAGCATGGAAAAATCAATGGTCTAAATTTATGTTCAACTTTTTTGATTACTTGCCTACCAAATACGAGGCAAACAAACGGGAGTGGTCTATTCGCAGGATGATATGGGATTTTAAGGACGGGAAACGCAGTGCATCAGTGGCGGAACTTGTAGCGAAGAAAATGCGCGAGCAGTTCGGTGCGGAGGTTTGCATCGTGACGTTGGTCTGCATACCAGCCAGCAGCGGAGAGAAGAACGAAATCAGATACAAGGCTTTTGCCGAAGAGGTGGCTCGGATGACGGGGTGCAGGAATGCGTACAAAGCAATTACCATTGAGGGTGGACGGCTTGCCATCCATGAGACGAAAGCGGCCAAGACGGTGCAGACGGTGGAGGTCATCAAGTTTGACAAGCGTTTTTTCAAGGGTAAGAAATGCCTTGTATTCGATGATATACTAACGCAGGGGCATAGTTACGCACGGTTTGCGTGTGCACTTGAAACGCTTGGGGCAGAGGTCTTGGGAGGCTATTTCTTAGGCAAGACAATTCTTTTATAACAATTTAATCCATAGTAGTATGAATACTCTTTTTGATAACGATTGCCGCTACATGAGCGACAGCGAACTGATTTACGAAATCAGCAACAACAGACAGATTGTTTCGGACATCGAACGCGGCAACGAAGTGATAGACCTTGAAAAGTTGTTTTCCTCTTTGACTCCTGGACGCAGGAGGGTAGCCGTGGCAGCCGTGGAGATGTACAAGAGGCAACAGTCGCAGCAGGTGGAACGCAGGCAGATATTCAGGAGTGCAGACATATACGAACTGATGGGGCCGTTGATAGGAGATTTGCCGAATGAGGAATTTTGGGTAGTGTCAATAAACCAAGCCGGACGGCTTATAAAGAAAATACGCATATCGGTAGGCGGCATAGACCAAACTTCAGCGGATATAAGGCTGATTATGCGCGTGCTGATTGATACGGGGGCGGTGCAGTTCGCAGCGGTGCACAACCATCCGAGTGGCAACAGCCGACCGAGCAATGAGGACAAGAGGCTGACGGAGCAACTTAAAAAGGCGGCAGGGTTATTCAATATTAGGATGATAGACCATGTGATTATAACGAATGGTGGATATTACAGTTTTGGCGATGAGGGGCTGATTTGACGGAGGGGTGCAGGGCGCACCCATTCCGTTTGCTCGCATGCTCGCAAACGAAATGGGGCCCGAAAAGCGGAATGACTGGTCGTGTTACCGTTCCTTCAACCACGGAGGGGATTTTTACTTATGGTAATAAAATAATTACCCTATTCTTTGTGGGTAATAAAATAATTACCTATCTTTGCAGAGTAATCAAAAACAGATAACAATATGCCAACAATTTTAATTTTATTCGGATTGAAGTTTAGAATTTATGTACGTGACCACGAACCGGTACATGTACATGTACTCAGTCAAGACGGTGAAGCCAAGTTCCAGGTAGGTGATGAAATCCGGTTGATGGTCAATAAAGGAATGAAGCCCAAAGACATAAAACTGGCTGAGTCTATTATTGAAGAGAACAAAGAGTTGATTATTACAGAATGGGTTAAGATATACGGCAAATAAGCCGTATATCTCTATACATAGAAAGGAGTGATTATGGTAGCGAAAAAAGTTTGGTTCGAAGGTGAACGAATCTACATCGAAACTGATGACGGTCGTACGTTGTGGCAGTCAATCTTGTATTATCAAAGATTGAGGAATGCCACCAAAGAGCAGCGCGAGGATTATGAGCTGGGAGCTTTCGGCATTCACTGGGAAGAGATTGACGAGGATGTTTCTTACGAGAGCTTTGAATATGATGATCCGGAACCGGCAGGTATCTCCCGCTTGTTCCTTACACACCCGGAGATAAACGCTTCGGCTGTTGCCCGACGGATGGGGATGCAGCAGAGTTTGTTGGCACAGTATATACGGGGGATTAAACGTCCCTCAAAAGAACGGGAGCAGGCGATATTGAATACGGTGCGTGAAATCGGAAAGGAATTGAGCGGTATTTCAATTTAAAAAGAGAAGCGGAGCAAAAAACTCCGCTTTTCTTTTGCACTTTCAAATATTATGCTCATATTTGCGGTGCGAAACAGTACAGCCCTGATTGGTTGTCGATGTGCATCGTATAATGCTCACAAGTTTGCGGGCTTTTTTTATGCCCGATTTTAAGATATTGGCGGCTGCCTTTCCCACACATTGTTTTTGCCTCGGCAATCATCATTGTACTGTTTCGCGACACGGGATATGGCAGCCGTTTTTCTGCCTTTACGCGAAACAGTACAATGATATGAAAAATCAAACATCCGGTGCGCTCATCGCACCAGAACCCGCAGGGGTTCGTGTATCCGAGAACTTGAAAGCTCTGAATGAGCAAGTATCCAACATCCAACGCCGCTACTACCGCGTCCTGGCTCCCGACTGCGAAGTCAAGACCGAAGCCGATCGCTGGTACTTCCGTGCCATTGTCTGGGCATGTGCCGCGATGGTGTTCCCTCCCCTACTGGCGGCAGCCGCGTTGTGTGTTTATAAGGGGTCAGTCGATATTTAGTGGGGAGAACTCTTTTCAGGTTCGCAAATTATCCCGTACTTTGCGGTATGGAAAATGAATA